TCACGGCGTCTGGAATTGAGCCTTGCATTTCACGCCCGACGGAAGATCGAACGCACTGTTGGACAAATCTAGGAGCACGACGAAGGTGCCGCTTGCGGGATCGATCACACGATCGATGTTGGCAACCTTGGCGGGATAGGGACGGTTGGGCTGTACTTCGGATGTGACGAGCACCGCGGCACCGACTTTCGGTTCCCCGAAGGCACGCATCGGCATGACGACGCGCACCCGCAAGGGATTGAGCCTGGCGACTTTGAGGATGGCGTGCTTGGTAGCTCCGGGACTGGCGACCTCGCCTGGCCAGATCATTTGGTCGACCACAACGCCATCGAAAGGGCTGCGGACAGTGCGCAAAGCGAGTTGCGCGCTCTGCTGGCCGAACTCTAGACGCGCAACCTCACGATTCTCCTTGGCCGTCTGTAACTCAGCCTTTGCGCTGCGCAACTCTGCCTCGGCATCGTCGCGGTCCTGCGGTGACATCAGCTTTTCCGCCGCCATGTCACGCCTGCGGCTGTACTTGCGATCGGCAAACTCGATCTTTGCCTCGGCTAGTCGGCTGGGGCCAGTCTGTTGCGACTTGTACTTCGCGAGATCGGCTGCCGCCTGTTCGGCCCGCGACTCAAGAACGGCAAGCACCTGATTCCGCTTGACCCGGTCACCTCGTTGCACAAGTACCTTCTCGACCATGCCGCTGACGGGCGTGCCGAGTTCAATTGTCTGCGCTGGTTCAATCAGGCAGTCATACGATGTGGGGCGGAGTGGGGTGGTAGCCTGCCCCGTTAATGCACAGCAGAGCCCGAACCAGGCCCCAAAAGCCTGACAACCCACAGAATGCCGTCGGTTCCCCAAGCGCGCCATACGCGCACTTCCCTTGCGAGCCATTACTTCCATGCCTCTGGCCGTCGCGGAGCCGCACGTTGCGTCCCCCCTGTCACGACTGCCATGACGAAATTTATCCGAGCTGAACCGGGCGTGCAAGCAAATATTTGGGGAGCACCAACAGCGACGCTGCGGGAAAGTCGATTTTTATAAATTCTTATATAAGACTTAGTATAAATTCAACAAGCCACATTGCCAGACGCAATCACAGTCGCGATATTAATCTATTTGGATTCATTTTATAAAGAAGTTCAATAATTGAATGCTTCGTTTGAGTTAGTTGAAATTCCTCATCGGATTTCAAGTTCAGGAAGTGCCAACAACTTCCTCGCAATAGATGGCGTTATCTTGCTTGGTAATTGGGCGCGCTCGCCTCAGCGCGATCCCTTGTCAGAGACTGTGGCTGCCGAGCCTGAGGCACGAGATCGAATCCACCACGGCAGGACGCCATCCGGAGCGCTTCCAGGACGAGTGAAAAGGCAGGTTAGTTTTAACAGCGGCGGGGATACTGGAGGTGATAGCCCGGGAATGGGGACGCCAGTTTTCCAGCATCCGCATGAGGCACCCTTGCTCTAGATGCGGCGCAGAATTTTCTTCAGGTGAATAGACCACGTTTAATCCCTCCAGTGCCGCGAGCACAATATGCGGCGAGGTGTTAAAGCTGGCTTGACCTTCGACCCGCACCCTGACCCAGCGACCACGACGCTCGCACTCCCGTACGTACCCGACACCAGAGGTCAGGAACCAAACTTGATGCGCCGATGAGGTCTAAAAGGAGGGCAGCAAGACCGTGTGGCCCTCGGTGGCTGGTGGTCTGTTTGTCGCGGCAGTGGTGTTTGGCTTGGCCGGGTGGTCGGCTTGGTCTTCTTCTTTTTCTGAGAATATCGCGATGAGTGATGAAATTATGCCGGCTCGCATCCTCGTTGCCATCGTCGCCATATGGGCGTTCGTCGGCTTCGTGATCCATTTCCTATCCCCATGGCTTGAAGCTCGGATCGGCCTTTGACTCGATTCGTCTGGTCGTTATGATTTGCCATTCAAATAGGGGGAATCATGGATGTTCGCAAGTTAGCTCTAGTCGCCACGCTTTGTTCTTGTGCGGTGGTGCATGCCCAAACCAAATCAGCGGCTGGCTCTGGTTTTCATAGGGTCAACCCGCAGCGCAACGTCGTCGCTGTTCCTAAATTGGACTGCCGCAGGCTGCTCGCCAATGATCCGCGCCCGTGGGTTCATTCCTACTGCGAAGCTGTCGATTTCAGCATGCAAGATTCCATGTCTCATTCGATGGGGCGCCCCCGTCCATCTGAGACCATTCTTGACATTCCTGCCTTGGGCACGGCAGAGGCAAATGCGGCCGGCGTGTCTTGCTCCGAGGGTCGCGTCATTCGTCGCGTAGGCAATGGATGGGAGCAAGCGCTGGACTATCGGCGTAACTATCTCCGGTGCCGCCCATCTGTTGAACTTCCCGCTGTCTACATCGGCCGATGAGGGGTGTAGGGGCATAGCCCCTACGGATAACGCCTTATCCTGCGATGCGTCCGAAGTGGCGTTCTCGCCATTCGCCAAGATCCACCACGACCACCTTGACCATCGACTGCTGAACCGTCTTGCGTTTGGCATTCCGCCTGCGGACCGAATCCCGTATGTCGCTGGCATTGGCATGCCAGAGCAATCCGCGCAGCCGGCGTTCTGGGATCCGTTCGCCGCTCGGTGCAACCAGGTCGCGCCCAGCCAGGCGCCAGCCAGCCCACGGACCGGTGAGTTCCAGATGGTTCGTAACGACGCGCCGATGTAGATCTGCCGCGCAGCTGTTTGGGCATTGCTCGCCAACAGGCCAGCACGGCGGGCGACGGTCAAGATTGTAGGTGTCAGTCATGCGGCGATCTCCGTTTCGCTAGGGGAACGGTTCGGCAGGCAAGTCTTGATCCACAGCCAAATCCAGCGCAGTCGTGCGCGTATCGCCCGATACGCAATTTCGCATAATGTATAGAGGGTGAGGCTTCAAGCCCCTGCATAACCGCCTCAGCGCGCACAGGCAGGGCGAGCGAGACCCCTATCAATAGGGTCATGGCAGTAGCGGCCAGTTTGCGCCAAACGGCCTTCTCATCGGCGCTGATAGCACGCGCCTCCCCAACGATTCCAAGCACCTTTGCAAGCGGCTCGCCTGTCCATCCGGCGATGGCTGCGCATGACACAGCATCAGGCGCAGATAGCCCGCTTCTCCATCTGCTTACAGCAGCGCGCCCGACGTTCATCTTCTTCGCCAACTGATTGTCTGATTCGACCCCTAGAACCGTTTTGCAGCGGTCCAGCAGGGTGTTCACGCTATCCATGTTTCAGCCCTATTGACATGTATGTTTCAGGGGACTATACATACGCCCGATGTTTCATGGCTTGAAACATTCCCGCTCCCCGGCTCCCCTCCGGGGCACGGGTCAAGGGGCAGGGGAGGGGGCTTCATGGATCTCATCGCATTCGCGCTTCTTGGTGCCGCCTGTTTGGTGTGCAGCTTGGGCTGGGTTGAGCTGATCGGCTGGATCGCTGATCGCCGCGACGCCGCCCTGATTCGTCAGATTCAGGCTGAGGCACTTATTGCCCTCGGCCACATGGAAATGCAGCGCATCTATGCGCGTGAGCGAGAGGTCTTCAATGACTCGTTCGACTGACGGCACATGCTCGTTCTGCGGTGACACAACCGTCTACTTTTTTCCCGGTGGCCTCTGCGTTGCATGCACCGGCAAAGCTGCGCGCATCAAGCTCGCTGAAACCCTCAAGCAACAGAGCAACGAACTCAATGCATTCGATGCCTCCGTAGGCACGATGCACGCTGCTGCACGCCGTTCTGAAATGGCCGTTGCAAAGGTGCAGCAGCACGGTTTTTCGGCTGCGGCCGGAGGCCGCAGCCTTGGGCTTGTCCATTCTTCAACAAGTGACACGCGGCGCGTGTCCATGACTCTCGACCCGAATCACTTACGTTCGGTACGTCTGAAAAAAACCATCATCACGGGAGCGAGGCTCCATGACCAGGAAGCAAAAAAAGGCGCATTTCGTGGGGCGTGGTACATGCTCACAACGACTTACAGAAGCAGAAGTGACTGCTCTCCTCTCGACATTAGCGAGACACTTAAGCGAATCCGGGGCTTCTTCAATCGAGCTGTTCGACTTCGCTACAGGGGCTACCGCCCGCGTTTCCGTTACCTATGGGTTGGCGAGCTCACTAAAGCCGGCGTTCCCCATTACCACGTCCTGATTTGGATCCCTCGCGGAATTTTTATTCCTAAGGCAGATCGTCAAGGCTGGTGGCCGCATGGTCATACCAAGATGGAAAAGGCGCGCAACGCTGTTGGCTATCTCGCCAAGTACGCATCTAAATTTTGTTCCGAAATGGTTGCTGCTTTCCCGAAGGGATTTCGCACGCACGCCGTTGGCGGACTCAATCCCGAATCTAAGCGCGAGCTGCGGTGGTGGAAAGCACCGAAATCCGCGCGCGACGTCTTCGGTCCTCTGGCCGATATCCGCAAGGCCCTGGGCGGCTACGTGGACAAACTAACCGGTGAATTCTGGCCCTCACCGTGGAAAGTCATTTTCGATAAGGGTCAGCTAATCATCTGGAAATTGGAGCTATCTGCATGAACAGTATTCTGATCAAGTCGTCTCGCGTGTTGGTCCGTCGCATCACTCGCAAGGACGGCACCTCCATGGTTTTCAACGAGCAGGTTGCTGCTATCGACAAGGGCGATGACTTCCCGTCTGCCTTTACGATCAACTTGGCTGACGATCAGCCTCCGTTTCCCGAAGGGCGCTATCTGCTTGATCCGTCTTCGCTGGAAGTCGGCGATTTCAAGTCGCTCAAGGTTGGGCGTCGCATCGCTTTGATCCCGATTCCTACCAACGCACCGACTCAGCCCGCTAAGGCTGGGTGATTTGTGGCAGTCCTGATCTACACCACGCATCCCTACATCGTCCTCGCCTCAGGCTTCGTTCTGGGCGCTCTGACGGTCGGCGCGATGTGGTACGGCGCAACCCGGAAATAGCCTCATGACACGTGTCCTCACCTGCATCGATCCAGTGCCTGCGCAGGACGGCACGTGTTCCCAAACTGCTTGGCTGGAGCAACCCAGCTGGGTGGAAATGCTACCCACGGTCGAACAGGCCAACATCGTGGGACCAGCAATCGTCTTTGGCCTCGCGACACTCGCAGCCTTACGGCTAATCATCCCAAGTAAAGGAGAAGAAGAATGAACCACAAGAATATCCGCGCCCTGCGCGCACACCTGTCCACCCTCGGCAACAAGGCCAAGGCGATTGCCGTTGGTGGCGCTGCTGCCATGACGGTGCCGTCTGCGTTCGCGCAGGCTGCTGGCGGTTTCGATCCCGCCTCGGTGCTGGCAACTGTCGCGGCGATGGTCGCTGCCGGCATCCTGATCTACACCGCGTTTGCGGTGGGCAAGTGGACCATGAAGGCCTTCGGCCTGATCGGCGGTAAGTAAGCCTCTCTTGAACAGGGCAGGGCGGGGAAACCCGCCCTTTTTTTATATGACCGGAACAGTCCTACTCGTGTTCTATTTCATGGCCGGCCGCATCATCGCGGATGGGCTACGTTGATGGAATGGCTCGCGCGCTATTTCGCACGCGCCGTGGTGCGGCGCATCGCATATGTGATCGTCGCACTGCTATTCGCTGCCCTCGGTATCGGCAATGCACGCGCCGATTGCTTTAACGACCTAAGTGACGACGGTTCAGTGGTGATGTGTGGCGACCAGGGTGAGGCCGCATCCGGCGGTTACAGCGCCGCTTCTAAGATTAAGGCGCAGGGGACCGGTGGTGTTGGTTCTAACAACATCCGTATCGAGGGGCCTGTCGAAGTAAACATGTCTAGCAGGACGTTGGTGTACCGTGTCATCTGGGCATCCCAGAATCAGCTGCTCGCTCGCGTCGCACGTGGGTGGCCGCAGGCGAAGTCCTGCTCTGACCGAAATGCCAACGCGCTTGCAGACGCCGGCCTGAGTTACACCGAGGCGTCGTCGTGTATCGGTGGCTGCTCGGTGCAGGGCACTCGTTTCAGCCAGGCCAGTGGCGTTGTCAAGGTCTACGGAATGAAGGACCGCACCTATAACGGTGAGGTGTGCGTCGCTGCGAAGCCGAGCAATGACATCGGCGAGGTGTCGCAGGAAAAAGAAGATGCAACCAAGCCTAAGCCTCCGGAGTGTATGGCGCTCGAAAAGGGCCAAACAGCCTGTCAGAAAACCAACGGCGACTATTGCGCTACAGCATCTACAGGCAAGACGTTCTGCTGGACGCCCGGCGAGTCTGGCAAGAAAACAGATGGCCCAGAAGCGCAGGTGCGCTCACCCAAGGGTGATCCAGTCACGCCGCCTAGCGTCAACATCAGCGATCAGGAATGGCAGCGCAAAGAAGGCCATCAGCAGACCGCGTGCATCAATAGCAACTGTGCGACGTACAACGTCACCAATTTTTCATCGGTACCGACCGGCACTGCGAAGAATTCAACCGGTGACAACACCGAGGATGGTAGCGGGAACACGTCCGGCAATGGCTCGCAGAGTGGCGACGGTAAGGGCGACGATGACAAGTCGGAAGACAGTGCTACCGACAGCGGCAATTGCACTGTTGCGCCCATGTGTGTTGGCGATACGTTGAAGTGCCTGCATCTTAAATTCACCTGGAAAACCCAGTGCAACACTGAGCGCGGCGAGGTCTCCGCAGGCAATACATGCGCAGACGGTGATATCCCTGTGTGCACCGGCAAGAGCTGCAAAGCGGCCGAGTACTCACAGGTGTTGCAGTCCTGGCGCACCCGTTGCGGCATCGAGAAAGATCGCGATGCGGCGAAGGCAGAGTCTGATCGCGGTGCAGCCGACGCAGCTGGCGACGATGAGGCCGGCGCTGTTGCGAAGCTTTGGGACAAGGATGGCAAGCCAGGTCCCCAGCTCGATCAGAACAGGCTGAGCATCGGCGGCGGTGATTTGCTCGGTGCCAACATCGAGATCATGGGCACCGCGTTTACGTTGAACAGCCAGTTCTACGACGCAATCGCCATCATCAAAAAAATCATTATCGCGTCGGCCATGGTGGCCGCTCTCTGGATCCTGTGGAGGTCGTAAATGTCCTGGCTATCGTTCGATGTTCCGTGGCTTGGTGCACTCGCTGGAGTGCTCAACAAGCTGATGAAGCTCAAGCTCGCGTTGTGGACGGCGAAGGCGCTTGGCGCGCTCGGCCTCGGCTTCGCGGGCAAGGCTTTCGTGTATGACCCGCTCATCGACCAGGCCGTCAACGCTTGGCAGATGGTGCCGGCGCTTGCGGCTAACTGGGTCCACGCCCTGGGTATCGACACCGCGATTTCCATCATGCTTAGCGCTTACGGCATCCAGGGCGTGCAGCGCGTTTTCCTCACCCGTGCAAACCAGGCTCGCGACGAATGATCGGTGACACCGCCTCTATTTCCCTGCTGACCGGCCTGCCAGGCTCCGGCAAGTCGCTGCGCATGACGCAGCGCATCGTTGAGCTGGTCGACAAGGGCCAGCACGTGTACACGTGCAACATTAACGGCATCAGCGTGCCAGGTGTCACGCCTTGGGAAGATCCAACGAAGTGGCGGGATTTACCTGCCGGCGCAGTGCTTTTTGTCGATGAGGCGCAGCAGTATTTTCGCGCGCGGCGTGGTGGCGATCCGCCTGAGTACATCAGTGCGATGGAGACCATCCGCCACGTCGGCGTGCGCCTGGTGCTGGCAACGCAGCAGCCTAACTACCTCGACACGCATCTGCGCGGCCTGGTCGGTTTCCATGAGCATCTGCTGCGGCAGTCGGGCAAGGACCAGACCTTCATTTTTCGCAACCATCAGGTGATGGATGAGGTCCGCATGGGTCTCAAGCGGATCAAGGGCCTGTACGACTACGAGCTGTGGAAGCTGCCCGAGAAATATTTCAAGTACTACAAGAGCGCCGAGCTGCACACGGTCAAATACCGCATGCCGGCGCTGCTCAAGAAGATCCTGATCACGGGACCGATTGCCATCGTGCTGGCCCTAAGCGTGTTCGGGTGGCTGTTCTGGAAGGGCATCCATGGACAAGCGGAGGCGGAGGAGATGGCCAAGACTGCGCCTTCGGCGCAGCCGGGCCATTCCTCCGCTGGAGCGACCTCGGGAGGCAACGCCAAGTCAGCCATCGCAACCGGTGAGGACTACATGCGCGCAATCACGCCGATGGTCCAGGACGTGCCTTGGTCAGCGCCTGGCTTTGCGGGCCGCGAGTTCCGTGCAGATCCGCATATGTTCTGCATGAGCACCGAGAACAGCTGCCGCTGCGTCACGGAACAGAACACGAAAGTCGTCGTGCGCGATGACGTGTGCCGCGACATTGCCAGGTGGGGCGAGCCATACAACCCGTACAAGCCGCCGCAGGAGCGCCGGGAGTACGCGAGAGCGGAGCAGGGTGGCGAGGATCGTCAGCAGGCGTCAGCGGGCCAGCAGCAGGCTCCTGCGCAGCCTGGTCAGGTCATTCCAAAGGGGCAGCGAGTGCAGGGCACGTTCCCCGAGTCGCCAGGCTATCGCCCAAACACGTATACCGGTCCAACTACGCTAGACATGTAATTTCGACGGGTGTAGGACAGCGACCCTACGGATAACGCCTTAACAGGGTTCGCTCAGCTGAGTCCATCCGTTCTCAATCCTCTGTAGGCGGCGCCCTTGTATGCAGCGCTGGCCTGGCTTGAGTGGCTCGGGTTCGTAACGCTGGGCGGCAGGCTGATCCTGCCAAAGTTGTCTGCGCACCGCAGCGAGTTCTTGCGCGTCCTCTGCATCTATCTGAGCTAGGTGACGCTCGAACTGCCGCTGTTCGCTCCGCGTCATTGGGCGCATCAGTTCAGCGGTGATAGCTGCAGCTTGGCGGCGAGCGTTCCACTCGATCAGTCCTATGGCGACCACTACAAGCACAGCTAGGCAAATGCCAGCCTTAAGCCAGAAGTCTGACGAATCAGGTGTTGGCCTAGTTGGTCCCCTGTAGCTTCGGGGGCGAAATTCCACACCTTCTAGCCCGGCATCTTTCCCTAGTGTTGGTTCTTGGCGTTCCATGCGTCCCCCTGAGTCGATGCCGGCATTGTATCGCTGGGGTGTAGGGGCATAGCCCCTACGGATAACGCCTTATCCCGCGATCCGCCCGAAGTGGCGGTCTCGCCATTCGCCAAGATTCACCACGACTACCTTGACCATTGACTGCTGAACCGCCTTGCGCTTGGCGTTCCGCCTGCGGACCGAATCCCGGATGTCGCTGGCATTGGCATGCCAGAGCAATCCGCGGAGCCTGCGTTCCTGGATCCGTTCACCGCTGGGTGCAACAAGGTCGCGGCCGGCCAAGCGCCAGCCAGCCCAAGGGCCAGTTAATTCGACATGGTTTGTTACGACGCGCCGATGCAGATCTGCCGCGCAGCTGTTCGGGCATTGTTCGCCAACAGGCCAGCACGGTGGGCGGAGGTCGAGATTGTAGGTGTCAGTCATGCGGCGAGTTCCGTTTCGCGAGGGGAACGGTTGGGCAGGCAAGATTTGATCCAGAGCCAGATCCAGAGGAGCCGCGCCCGAGCTGCCCCAAGAGCTGATTTCGCATAATGTATATTATGTCCAGCTGGCTTCTGTGGCTTCATATGCGTGCCGCCTCCAACGCGGCCCTGAGTGTTGCCGGTGGTTGCTGCCACCGGCAAGAATTGCCCTGATAGGCAGTAAAAAACGGGTCAGCAGTCGGGTTGCCGCCCGGCCCTGACCCGCACTCTTGCGCGGCTCCAGCCGCTAAGTGCAGAGCGGCGCATCCATGCGCCATACCCGCAGGGGCACAGCCCCTGCACCCCACAAGCAGCCACACCGCGACTATCGCCGAGCCGGCTGCAATTCGGAACTGATCAACAGACACGGGTGCCACGCTCAGGCTTGCTCTGCGCGCCGCAGGCGCGCACCCGCATGCCCAAGCGCCGCACCCTGCACACGATGACCATGGCCGCCACGCCGCGCGATCAGCGATAGCTCACGGCGGTAGTAGCCGATGAAGGTGTCAGCGGTCTCAAGCATCGAAGCAAACTGCACCTTCTCAGCGACGCTGGTAGCTCGCTCCGAGCGCATTTGCTCGATAACGTCACGCATCTCATAAGCGCGCGCCAGGGCCGACCGTAGGTAGTCCGGATGCGATTGGCGTTTCACAGAGCACCCCCGGAATTTCGTGACGCGTCACGATTTAGGTCCACTCCGGATGGCATTGCTTGGCCTTCTTGCCACTGCCGCACGGGCATGGCTCGTTGCGCCCCACCCTGGGCCTGCCAGGTGGCGTGGAGATCAAGCGAGCAACACTCGAAGGAACGGGCGGCTGAGCTTCCGACGGCAAAGCCTGTTTGATCGGCCTTGCAGGCTTGGGCGGTGGCTTTACCGACTGCATGCCATTGCTGAGGGCTGCTGGAAGGTAAGTCCGAAGAACCAGGATCGCAGCAGTGTTGAGGGGCACACCCAGAGAATCGGAATACTGCTGCAGCTGGGCTTTGAGGTCGGGAGGGAGGCGAAGATTCAGCCGTTCCCGAGGAGTTTTGGTTGATTCGCTCATGGTGCCAGTTTGGCACCACTTCTGGGCCAAGGGAAGCAAAACTGAGGATTCTGAATCCACTGACTCCCCTGTTAGACGAGGGGAGTCTTCCCGAAGCAGCCCAGGCAACACGAGAATCACACGGAAACCATTGCAGCGCAAGGGTTTCGACGCAGGACAACCCCCGCTCCGCAGGGTCGTACTGCGCCGCCCTAAGTGTCATAACGGTGCCGTTTTGGCACCACTTTGGCGCGGAGTGCGCAACCGAAAGGCTTTTGATGTGTTCCTTAAGAGCATCGCGCTCACGCATCAAAGGCGTCATGCATTCCGCACGCCGGAAGAGCAGAGAAAGCCAGTCGAGATCTGTAGCCCTAATCTCGCGGCCCTCAGCGGTAACAAGAGCGCCACGATGGTTGATGAAGCACTTCGACCAGGCCGGGTGAATCAAGGAGCCGTGTCGATACACGCGAAGAAGCTTAAACGCGGCGTAGCTCGGCCGAACCCTGCCCGTCTCCCAGTGACCAATAGTTCGAACGCTGACGTTGAGGAAGCGAGCTGCGTCTTCCCGAGTGAATCCGCTGAAGATTCTAGCGTCGCGGAACTGTGTGTTGCTGATTATAGAACGATGCGCAGATTTGTATAACGACCCTTTGCGGGAACCCTTTGCTGCGCTCTGTATATTATGTCAGATCTAGCTTAGCAGCCGACTACCTCACAGCCCCATTGTCTTCCTGCAGCTCCCGCTTGAACGGCACATCCGGCGGCGGTCTGGCTGTTGCCGGTTGATCGTTGAGGTTCGGGTCGCTTAGGCCGCAGCCACCGCCGAACTGCAGCAACGACACCACACAACTGATCTTGGTGGTCGTACCCGGGATCGGGATTTCGATCTTCTTCAGGCCGCGGCGGACCCATTCCTGCAGCAGCGACTGGTTCGGCATCCAGTACTTGTCCAGCGAGGTCGGCGTGTAGCCGTACGGCGGACGTTTGAGCCAGGTGCCGCCCTGGGCGATCTGGTCGCGGGTCCAGGTATCGGTTTCGCTGCCTGGCGGTCCGCGATCACCGGCGCCGTTGCCAGCATCGCTGGTTCCGGCGGCGACGTGAACGCTGCCGTCTGCGTTGAACATGCCGTTGCGTGTTCCATTGGCGCCTGTGGTTTCACCGGCGCGACGACGGTCGGATTTGCTCCAGTCGTCTGCATTGACCGTAACATCCCAGCCGCCACTGCGGTCTGCCGGCGCCGGGCCGGCATTGCTGGCCGCCGCCGGCCTGGCTGCGGATGCGGCTGCCGCCGTGGTGCTGCTGGGTTGCGCCGGTCGCGCCGGATTCGCCTGCGCCTGATCGGGCTGCGTGGAAACCGCCGATGGTTGCGTTGCTGCAGCTACCGACGTCGGCGCTGGAGTCGCCGGCGTCTGCTGGGCCGGTGCCGGCTGGGGTGCCGGATCCGGCACGCTTGGCAACTCGGCCGTTCGAATGGCCACGTCAGGCATGCGCACTGTCGGTGTGATCTCGCGGCTGCGCACCGATGGCGCAACGACCTGGGGCCGGTCCGGCACGACAATCTCCCGCTCGCGCACCGTCGGTGCGCTGGCAGTGCGCATCGCGACGGTCGCTGCGGGACGCTGCAATTCGCGCAGCTGCGGCTGCTCGGTCACGGTCTGCACATCGCGCTGACGCACCTCGATCTGCGGTGCGGCCGGCTCGACCGGACGCGGCGCCACTGTAATTGTCGGCGGTGGCGGCACGACAAAGTCGTTCGTGGCCACCGGTGTTTCGGTGACCTGCAGCGGCGATTCGATCGTGACCGGCGGCACCTGCACTGTCACGCGTGGCACCTCCGGCGCCACCGGTTCGCTGGCAGCGGCAGCCACTTGTTCCGGCGCGATGTCCTGGGCCTGGGCTGTGCTTGAAGGAGGGTCGACGGACTCGGCAGGCGCAGGCACCGACGGCGCTGCGTTCGGCCTGCCGGTCGCAGCGGATGCACTGGACTGCGGCGCCGAAGCCGCATCGCCCAAGGCGGCCTGCGCGGCGTCAGTTGGCTGCCCTTGCCCACCGCCCTGCTCTGCTGCACCGTCGCCGATGAAGGTCATGCGCACCCGCGATTCGTCGCCGGTCTTGGTTTCATCCGGCGCCCAGCGCACCGTGACGACCCAGATGAGCAGCGCGATGAAGCCAAGATGGATCAACAGGCTGCCGAGCAGCGCCAGCCAGTGCTGTGGTCGCTGGTCTTTCGGCCGCGGCTCCCAGTGCTGCCACCACAGGCTGCGAAATGCCTGGAACGGCGACAACAACGCCACGCCAGCACTTGCAGGGAGCGCTGGCCGTGCCAGCAGCACGCCCATCACCTGGTCATCGTCGAACGCAGCCGCCGGCCCGATGCGGCTGCTCATCCAGGTTGCCCAGCCGTAAGGCAGGCCGGTGCGCCGATCCAGGATGAGCTTGCCCGGCATGCGCGCGCGCAGTGCCTGCAGCAGATCGGCGGCCGTGGTCAC